GGGCGTTAACATCGCCTACGTCGCCCTGCACGTCGGCTTGGGCACGTTCCGACCGGTAAAGGTTGACGACGTAACAAAGCATAAAATGCACAGCGAGCACTACGAGGTTCCGGCGAAAACCGCCGAGCTGATTAAGAAAACAAAGCAAAACGGCAAGCGCGTTATCGCTGTCGGAACAACCTCGTGCAGAACGCTCGAGAGCGTTGCCGCGGAGCACGGCGAGGTAATTCCCTGCGAGGGCTACACGGAAATTTTCATCTACCCCGGGTTTGAGTTTAAGGTGCTCGACGGGCTCATCACGAACTTCCATCTCCCCGAAAGCACGCTGATTATGCTGGTCTCTGCCTTTGCAGGCTACGACAACATTATGAACGCCTACAAAACCGCGGTAAAGGAGCGTTACAGATTCTTCTCATTCGGCGACGCTATGTTGATTGTTTAGAGGATATAGCATATTGCTTCAAATCCCCCTATTTCCCATGTATTCTGAAGATTTATGATTACGTTCTGGTTGCTAAATCAAGAAAAAACGAAATGATATAGCCTTCATAATGGTATGTTAAGAGGGGTATGTTTATAAAATCGAGGAACTTTTTTTCTGCATTTTCGTTTATGAATTGAATAAAACACCAAAAATAAACGCCTAGTCCTTTTGAGGAGCTAGGCGTTATTGCTATTTCTTGTAAATAAAAGTATGAAGCATTCCGTTTTTGAACTTAATGGAGGATATTTGACCGTTTGTTATTTCGATAGAGTCGATAACGCTGGCAATGAAGTTTCTTGGAATTGAAGCATCAAGATTGGTTATTTCCTTTTCGTAGTCAATATAATCTCCGTCAAGTAGATTTTCTACCATAATAAAGTACGATGCCTTATCAACGAATCCTGATGATAACTGTTGAATATCCGGATATTTAGATTTGATTTTTTCGATTTTTTCTTCGTATGACCTAATTCTATCCGTTATCGCTTTTCGCTCGATTATATAATCCTTTTCTGGTGTCTCTTCGTCGCCGTATAGATATAGAGAGTGCAGTCGCCTTAATGCAGACTCTTCCTTGTTTTTTTGTTCCTGAAGCATTTTTAGCTCTCCCGATGGAGAATCGGGAGCCTCAAAGACTGAACTAGGCTTATACTCAAAACCGGTTTGTCCTTTGAGCAAAAGATCTCTTAATTGATGAAGTCCCTCTTTTTCTATACACTCTACATTAAAAAACGCCTTTCCTCGAAGAAGTTTGCGCTCAAGTACAGCTGCACTGGTTGAATTTGACATAGTTCTCTTTGCCCTCAGTATATTTGAAATATAATTAAAAACAAAAGGACCAATGGTTAAGTCAGAAACAAATTTATTATCGCAAGCATTTTTGTTGTTTCTTCTGGTAGCGCAGCCATAAATAGATGGTCTTAATCCATTCGCCCGTCTTCTGTCTAAAGTAGCTGACATATTATTACCGCAATTACCGCATTTAACAAGTCCGGCGAAAATATGAATATTTTTCCTCAAATGAGTTTCCCCTCTTTTGTAACCGCCTCGCCAATTTCTTTGTAGAATAAACTGAATCCGGTCAAATTTAACTTCGGAAACAATAGGAATATGGTGATCCTTAAAAACAACCCATTCTGACTCATTACGAATCTTTGTGTTATCTCCGTCCTCGCGGAGGTTGTATCTATAATAGCCTATATAAAACGGGTTTTTAAGTATTTTATGAATTGCAGCAACGCTCCACAAATTTCCTGCCCTTGTTCTTTGTCCTTCGTTGTTTAATGATCTAACAACGTATAAGACAGATTGATTCTCCTCGTACATATTATAGATACGGTGTATTATATTTGCTTCGTCTTTGACTATGGAGAACTCTTTTGTTTCTTTATTCCAAGAATAGCCGTATGGTATCCTTCCCCCGTTCCACTGGCCGTTGTTTGCCCTCGAAAGCATAACAGCAGATACTCTTTCAGAAGTCATATTTCGTTCAAGCTCCGCGAATACTAATATAATTTTCAGCATAGCTTCACCTATCGCGGAGGATGTATCGAATTGCTCGTTTTTTGAAATAAATGTGATCCCTAATGATTTAAGCTCTTCATACATTTTTGCAAAGTCAAGCAAATTTCTACTTATGCGGTCAATCTTCCAAACTAAAAGGTGCGAAAACTCTCCGGTTCGTAGACGCTGCATCATCAGTTGATAATTTGGTCGCTCAGTATTTTTTGCTGAATACCCCGGATCCTCGAACACTTCGTACTCGTTTATATTAAGAATCATCTCAGAATAAGCTGTTAGCTCTCTGCGCTGGACTTGCAAAGAATCCTTGTCTATTTGCCAGTGTGTTGACACTCGAATATATATAGCAACCTTTTGGCGGCTTATTTGCTCGTTTATTTTTGCTTTGTCATCCATATTAGTCCTCCTATATATAATGTTTGCAAAATCCACAGACAGTCCGCGGAATTGAGACAGACAGTCCGAAGATTGTTACCGAATTATCATATGTATGATACACATTGGTATTCCGGATGCCAAAAATAAGGAAGCAAGGGATATGCCTCCTTAAAATTATCTGTCCGCACTAGTTACAGCATTTGCAAATTTTTCCGAAGCAGATATAACGCCATCTGAATACGACAACACTTTTGCCACGTTAGCATAATAGAAGCCTGATTCATTTTCGTATGGAGTATATTTGCACCGATTAATGTCAATAAACTGTTTGAAGTAATCAAGAAAAGGCTCTGCTTCAAATGGAAAACGACCGTGATTCTCCAGTGCTGTTTTTATCCTTCCGGGAGTTATCCAAAGATCAGAGTGATTTGATGATATTCCAAATGTAAACAAAGGATAAGAAACACCGTCATCAGGAGAAAAACGCACAGTCAATTCAGTTGGAGCAATGCCAACAGATAAACCATCTATAGACTCTAAATCCATTATGAACTCTGCTACTTCATCCGGATCGTATCCGCCGTTATCTGAAAAACGTAAAATAAATTCCTTTCGAGAAAGAATCGGTTTTTGAACATAGTGTTTTTTCTTTTCCTCAAAATGCGAGTAGTAAGAAGAAAAGATGTTTCTCTCGATGATTGTTGTCTTTGCTACAACGCTTGGTATCACAATAACGCTATCTTTTGTTTGATATACTTCTAATTCAGTTAAAGCTAACTTGAAGGACATAGAAGCGTTGTCGTTCAAAAATTCAGCAAGCTGATGAACTCCTGAACGAATACCATCGCCAACTATCATAAGCAAAAACGAAGCCTTTAATAAAGAATCGTTAATAGAGTCCACTAGTTCCGCTTCATCAGAAAAAGTACAGTACCCATATCTTGCCATCAAGTCGATGATATCTAAAGCTTGTCCTTCCTTCTTTAGATAATATTCAGAAGTTATGCTGTTGAGCTTTTGGTAATCCCATTTCTGCAGCTCTTTGGCGTAATCTATTATTTGGGCTATAACGGTTCTCCTTGATTCCTGATTTCTAAAAAGCTTTGTCTCAACGATCGTTACTCGACCGGAAGGAGAAATATATAAATTATCTATAAACCCTTGTGTGTCTTTTGAACCAACCGGAACCTCTCGCCCGATACAAATAAGAGGAGAAAATTCACTACCGATGTCTCCGGAAGGAAGAATGTTAGGGTTATCAGCAATAAGAGTTTGCAACCACGCTTCGTTAAAACTGCCGCTCATGTAAGGAATTCGTCCCAAACGCTCAACTTCTCCGTTTGAAGAAATGATAAGTGCGTTTCTTTTTGCTCTTTCGCTGTAAAACATAAAATCACTCCTTAGTTCCGTATTTTTGCAAAACAGCTTGCACAACCCTCCTGTCATCAGGTGAAGCCAGTGAATATCTATGAGCTACATCTTGGATTTCCGGAGGCATAACATCGAATTTATCGCCGTTAAAACCTAAAAGCCAGTCGATAGAAACATCGAAAAACTTAGATATTTTAACAACATATGCCAAATCGGGAGTTCTATCCCCGGTTAAATATCTAGAAATAGTAGGCGCAGGAATCCCTATTTCACTTGAAAACGTTTGATTGGTTAGTCCTCTCGATGACATAAGGGTGCGCAAATTGCTTTTAAAAACTGTAAAATCCATATAGAAGCCTCCGTTACCAAAAAGAAATTTATTTATACCATTATATAGTATCGAAAAATATTTATCAACCCGAAAAATACTACTTTTGATAAATAATTTACGAAAAAAGACCAAAAATATATTGACAAATACCGATTGGTATTGTAAAATAAGATATAGGTAATACACAAACAACGAAAGAAGGTGAACTTAATGAAGCCGCTTGAAATCAAAGGAGCCCGTACAAGGCTTGGATATACACAAGAACAGATGGCAGAAAAACTTAATATGTCCGTACACTCCTACCGCAAGAAGGAGAGCGGAGACATTAAGTTTACTGACCGAGAAAAATTCGAACTCGCCAGAATTCTATGTTTCTCATTTAAACAGCTTGATGATTACTTATTCGACGGCCAGATCGGATATTTTTTTGGTAATAAATTACCGGTTGGTACTGATTATTTCACCAATGAAACGCAACGGTGATTCCAGTTGGTTGTTTAATCATCCACTATGGTAATTATAGCAAATAAGAAGGTGTAAGAAAATGGGACGTGACGCAATAAAAGCTAGCGGAAATCCTTGGTTTGAAGCAAGAAAAAACGCAGCAAAATATGATGAAAGACTATATTCTCGCGAGGGAGCAGCTGAAATGCTGGGTATGTCAGTATCGTCAGTGGCAGATGCAGAGCTTGGCACTGCTAAATGTATGCCGGTAGATAAAGCTGTTCTTATGGCTGATCTATATAAAGCTCCTCAGTTATTGAATTATTACTGTCTTAATGAATGCCCTATCGGATGCAGACTTTCTATTTCGGATCAAGTCCAAAACATCGATAGAGTTACAGTTAAACTGCTGAAGAATCTGAAGGTAAAAGATCTCGAAGAAATAAAAGATAGTCTGATCGATATAGCAGAAGATGGTGTTATTTCTGACGAAGAAAAGCCTGAAATCTCAAAGATACTTAGCTATCTTGAGACTTTATCTAAAACGATCAGTGAATTGAAAATCACTTGTGAAATAGCTATGAACGGAGGAAAAGAAGTTGATAGATAATTACTCGACCATCGAGTATTTGATGAACGTCCTCAAAAATAAATTCGGCATTAATAGCGAAGCGGAATTGGACAAAGCGATTAGAAATCATCCAGTCATAGATCTTTCTCCATTCTGCGATGAAATAAAAAACCATAAGGAGGCAGTATAATGGCAAAACACAGAACCCCGAAGCATTATAAAAAAGAATCAACATCAAACACAAAAAAGATAGTTTTCTTTTTAGCGGCATTGGTCATCGCTACTTTTTGTACGTTTTTTATCGCATCACAGTTTTCCAAATCAACCAAGGAACTGAACACAATCGCCGGTAACAATGGAGGTACACCTTCTATAGGAATCATAAAGGCATCCGCCGAAAGCGTTAATACTAAAAAGTGGTATACAGATGAAGATGTTGAGCTTATTTCCAAGACAGTTTACGGAGAAGCTCTGGTAACAAACTCAGACACTCATATGTCTATGGTTGTTTGGTGCATTCTCAACAGAGTTGATTCCAACCAATACGGATGCGGCGAAAGCATAGAACACGTTGTAACTTTTCCATATCAGTTTATAGGATATAAAGACAGCAATCCTGTTGATGAACATATAGAATGGCTAGTACGAGATGTTCTCAATAGATGGATACAAGAAAAGCAGGGTAAAGCAGATGTAGGAAGAACTCTACCTAAAAGCTATCTATGGTTTACAGGCGACGGAGAATACAATAAGTTCAGAAATAAATTTGAATACGAGAAAGCAGATTTTTGGATGGAGCCCACCTCTACCCCGTATCAGAATTAAAGGAGAAGAAAATGAACCGTACAAAAAGGAACACGATAGGAAGCATCATATCGGAAGTCGAGAAGAAAACAGGATACGTTTTCTCACGGGCAGAAACTTTTCAGGTATTGCTTTTTACAGTAAGGAAGTGCCAAATAAACGGCAAAGGCGATGATTACATACCCATTTTATTCGAAAACGAATTGATGGATTATATAGCAAGATCCGAGATTAATAGCATATTTAGCTTTAGTATCAACAATGAAATCATCAAGGAGGCAGTATTCAATGTGTGAAATTTGCAGACAGTCCATATGTCCGGCCAGTTGCCCTAATGCTCCTGACCCGCCGTCGATATGCAAATGCGAGTATTGCGGCGAATCTATAGTCGTAGGAGATGATTACTATGACTTTCACGGAAAAAGTTATCACCCCGAGTGCTTAGAAGCTTGCGCCTTTGAACTGATTCTGCACGATCCTGATATCGAGAAAAGAACAGCAGATGAAGATGATATAGACGATGGAAGCGACGAAGCTTACGAAAGGTACAGAGATGAACGCTTGTTTGGATAAGGTATCGATCCCGGAATTACCGGAACTTGAATTTGAAGATAAGACTCACACATATACGTTGGATGGAATTGTGATACCTAGTGTATCGGAAATTATGGAGCCATTATCAAAAGAAAAGTACAAAGGTATAAGCGAATCGACTCTCAACAAAGCAGCGGAAAAAGGAACAGCAGTTCACAACAGTATAGAAAATTATATTAAGTTTGAAATAGATGACGTTCCACCAGAGCACAGAGGATATTTCGATGCTTTCTTAGACTGGTGTAAATTATACAAACCTGATGTTGTTGAGAGCGAATTAAAAATTTATCACAAGTTACTGAAATACGGTGGAACTATTGATATTTTGGCATACATCGATGGAGTCCTTACGTTGATTGACATAAAAACCACATCTGTACTGAGTGATATGACTTGTGGAGTTCAACTAGAAGCATATACACAGGCATTGAAATCATTAGGAATAGCAGTTGAAAGAAAACTTATTCTCCAGTTGAAAAAGACAAGGAAATATGTAATTAGAGAATACCCGACAATGGACACAGAAAGATGGAGGGTATTCGGCTCACTAAAATGCGTGTATGACTATATAAAAAAGTCTGCATAATAAATTAATCTGAAAGGAGTGTCAGTATGAAGGAGCAGAGTGCAGAGGCAATCAAAGAGACTCGTGTTCTTGACACAAAAAAAGAAAAGAAAGAAGAAAAACTCGAAAAAGAAGTCACGGAAATTGAGCTGTCCGCAAAAAGCGTCTCAATCAAAAGTCAGGCTGAATATGAATCGGCATCAGATTTTTTGAAATCAGTTAAGGCGACGGTTAAAAAGGTCAAAGAGTATTGGGAGCCATTAAGGGCTTCTGCAAAAAAGACCTATGACGACGTTGTTTCCAAGAAAAAGGAAATGATAGGACCGCTCGAAAGCGCAGAAAAAATCCTCAAATCAAAGATGGCAACTTTTTTGACTGAGCAAGAAAAAAAGAGGAAGGCAGAAGAGGAAGCTCTTAGAAAACTCGCTCAGAGAGAAGTTGACAACAAGATGGAAGAGGCGGTCAAACTACAGGCAGAGGGAAAAATGGCAGAGGCTGAATATGCTTTGGCTGAAGCCGAAGTATACGATGATGCTTCTGTTACAGCTTTTTCTCCTCAAAAGCCCAAAAACGTAAAAGGCGTTAGCACCAGAAAAGATTGGAGAATTAAATCTATCGATGAAGCCAAGGTTCCGATTGATATATCCGGAATTGTCATCAGGCCCGTGGACAATAAA